GAATAATTTTCAGCGCTTGCGCGCCTTAGGCGAGAGGTTTAGACTTCGCGCCATGCCATTGACAGACAACGAACAAACGGAATTGCGCGAGCACGTGGCCCTCGCTGGCGAGCTCGGCGAACCGGAGACGATCGTGGCGACCATGGCGCACTACGCCAAGCGCAAGGCAAGCGAGAGAACAACCGATCCGGACGAGGCGCGGCGATGGCGCAACCTCAGCAACGCCCTCGAGGCCGCTCAAGGCGCATTGTCGATCGAACCTAAGCCGAAACGCGAGACAGAAGCAGACCAAGAGCAAGCGTCAGTAAGCGAATAACGCCAGCCGACAGATTACTAGCGCCAAACCCTTCCAAACCCGCCAAACAAGCGCCAAACACGCAAGCGGCTAGCTGATCGAAGGCAAGCGAAGACGCGCGGGAACTGGCGAACCTTCCAAAAATCACGCGTCCCCATAAGCCCCGCTCGAGCACTGCAGATCTGAGCTCGCGCTTGCGTTGCGTATGGTGATGCGCAGCCATGGTTACGTGATTATCAATCACGTTGTCGTCAACGCTAAGTCATTGATACTGCATGCTATTATGCCATGGTCATGGCTTGCGCCGGGCGTTGGGCGTATCGTGGGCGTATGGGCGCGGCGTTATCATGGTGGGGTCTGCAAAGGGACTGCCTTTTGCAGCTGCAGCGCCAGATTTTTTGCCCCCCCCCTACCCCGGCCTCGACCGGAACCAGCGCCGGGGGCCCCAGCGATCTTGGCCTCACCCCCACAGTCTCACCTCCCAAACCCGTGCTTAAAACCTGCCGTTCTGGCGATTTTTGGGCTTGCGTGATAAAAGTTTTAGGAGCAGAAACCACCCGGATAAGACTTATCATGGCGATAGCGCCTTTATGCAAGATTTGTGAGAGGCGACATTGGTTTCACGAGCCGCACGTTTGGGCCGACGCGACGGGGGCTTTAAGAGTGGAGCCGGTTGCGGAAGTTCGGCTGAACGTCGGCAGGTCATTTCCCACGGGCTCTACGCCTTCTGGTGTGAGTGGCGAAACGGCGGGGCTGAGTTCAAGGGTTCGGGTCCCCGTTGCGATTTCGTCGTCTGGAGCGCGCGAGCCAAGCTTCCCACCCAGCTCATCTGCAACTGGTGCGGGTTTGAGCTCGTCAGGCGGCGGGTTCGACCGGAAGGCCTACATGCGCGCGTACATGCGGACGTATCTTCCGAAGTGGCGGGCTAGGAAGAAGGGCGGCGGGTGATGACATCGGACAAGGAGCGGCGATGGGTCGAAAAAATGCAGGACTTGGGGTTGTTCCCGAGGCCGAAAGTTGAGTCGATGCCGCCCGAGGGTCACTGGCGCATGACGAGCGCCTCGAACCGTCAAGTCCTGGTCCAAATCAACAACGTCCCGCTCCCAATCAAGGCTGCGGTGGAGATTTACAAGCTGGCCGGCGTCGACAAGATCACGCTCGATCCCGCGCTTCTGCCACTTATCGCAGAGGCGATGAAGGATGGCGGGTGATGGGGCTGGTGACGCTGATGATGAACTGGTGGCGGGCGCGGCTGCGGCGGATTGACTTGGAAATCCTGTGGCCGACCTGCAAGCGGGAAGCGCCGGATTTGGATCATGCGAAGGCGATCTTTGCGGTGCATGCGTTCAACGATCCGGCCTGGGTTTCATTGGGGCAGGCGCGGTTGATTGAGATGATTGACGAGCTGAGATGAACGAGTTCGACGCGGTGTTGGCCAAGGTCGAGGCGGCGCTCGAGGAGATGCGGGACATTGCTGCGGGTCAAGCCGACGCGGAGAAGGGCAAGGTCGTCTGGCCGATCAAGCAAGGGGAATGCCCGGGCATCAACGATGCCTACGCCACCTTATACGACCTGGCGAACTGCGATCTGGACCTGACCTTCTACGACGAAACCGGCAACGAGTGGACCGACACGCTGAGCGTCGCCTTCGGCGGCACGCAGCTCTATCCCGGCTCGCCGCCCTATTACGAGCGTCGGCCGCTCAAGGAATTGCTCGAGGAGCATGTGGTGCTCAATTACGACCCCGAACACTACGCCTCGAACAAGCATGCGCAGCTTCTGGTCCGCCTGATCAAGGCGTTCGACGAGGAGCCTTGAATGACCGACCTGATCGTTCGCCAGGTCCTCGACGACCAGAACCACGACGATTTGGTCGGCGGGCATCCGGGCGGCCCGGGCGGGGAAGGCATCCCCGAGCCGCCGGTGACCGGGCTGACTTACGGGCGCGGCGGCGGGGTGTGGTCGCCGGTGTTGGATCTTGCCACCACTCAGGCGCAGCAGATCCAAGGGCCGATCATCACCGCCAGCGGGACGATTAATGCTCCGGGGCTGATGATCGGCTCCAACGACACCGGGTTCTGGCGCAGCGGGCAATTGCTTTATTTGAGCGGCGGCGTCGAAGCCCAGATGATGGCCTGGATGCCGGGGCTGACGGTCAGCTGGAACCCCATCAACATGGGCGGCCAGGTCATCAACACCTTGGGCGACGGCGTCGCCGCTCAGGACGCGCTCAATTTGCGCACCGGCGATCGGCTTTACGGGACTGGGCCATGGGTCAATTTCGTTCCCGATCCCGGCTGGACCAGCAACACCATCCGCCATCGTTTGATCGACGGCGCCCGGTCGCTGCAGGTCGCCGGCGACATCCAGGCCCCGCTGCCCGTCAACGCCCGGGCCCGGGTCGGCATCTTGTCGGAAGGCTATCGTCCAGCGCGCAATTATCGTTTGCCCGGCGTCTGCAGCCTCGGCGTCAATTTCGGTTGGGCGATGTGGGAAATCAGTATGAACGGCGAGGTCTGGACCGTGTGGTCGCTCGGCAATCCGCCCGAAATCGGCGCCGGCTCGATCAACGCGATGATTCCGATGGATTGAGGATAGAATGCCCAACCTTCCCGTAAGCCCGGCCAGGATCGCCAAGCTCAGGCTCGACAAGCGCGGCTATCCGGTGCCCTGGTTCGTGCAATGGATGGCCGCCGGCGAGCCTTGCCTGCCCGGCGTGGCCGGGGCCGAACCCGATTTCCGGGTCATCGACGACGACAAACGGCGGCGCGCCTATGCCACCGGATTATGCTGGATCTGCGGCGAGCCAATGGGGATACACCGGATTTTCGCCATCGGCCCGATGTGCCTGATCAACCTCACCACCATGGAGCCGCCGGCGCACCGGACTTGCGCCGAATATGCGGTTCGATCCTGCCCGTTCCTGACCCAGCCAAAACGGCGCCGGAACGGCGAGGACATGCCCGAGGCGGTGAAAGCCGACGGCGAGATGATCGAGCGCAATCCCGGCGTCACCGCTTTGGTCGAGGCCAGGAGCTACCGCCGGTTCTCGGACGGCAAAGGCGGCTGGCTGATCCGGCTCATCGAGCCGACCCGGGTCGATTGGTGGGCATACGGACGTCAGGCGACGGTCGAGGAAGTCAGGGCGTCGATCGAGAGCGGCTACCCGCTCCTGCTTGAGCCGGCCCAGGACGAAGGCGCCGACGCGGTCAACGAGCTCGCCCGGCTCACCAGCGCCGCCGCCAAATGGCTGCCCGCGGCATGAGCCTCGAACTCAAGCCCAAGCCCGGCTTCGACTGGGCCAAGGTCACCTGGGGGCGACCGGATAGCGTCCCGTCGGTCCTGTGCTCCTATTGCTCGGCTTCCATCCCCGAGGGCAGCGTGCCGCTGATCATGTTCAACGACGAGGGCTGGACGGTGCGCTTTTGCGACGCCTGCAGGAAAAAATGGTGAGGCATGACATGACCCCCACCGAGATCACCAAAATCAACTATGACAATGTGACCAGGGGGATCTTCTCGATCTGGACCGTCTATGACCGGCCTTTGGATCATCCGGACGGCCATATCGCCCGCCGGCACGAGATTAAGAAGGGCCATACCGGGCCGACCGCCGACGCCTTCGCCGGCGACCTTAAAGTCATCCGCAAGACCTTCATCCTCGCCGGCCTCGACTGCATCACCCGCAGTCCGGAGGACGCGCCGCATATCGTCGAGAGCTGGCTGTGAGCGATCGCCTCGAGGAGCTCTTAGAAATGGCCGGCAGGCATGCCGAAACCGTGCTGGTCTTAAAACACGAGCCCGAGCTCGCGCCGATGTTCCACATGCTCGACGAGGAAGGCAATAGCGTCATCGCCCCGGTAATATGGCGCGACGAGAACGAAAAGCACGCCATCCTCGCCGGGATGAAAATTCTGATGAGGCAAGAGGAGATCGTCGCTTACAGCATGGTGTCGGAGGCTTGGGCTGCGGTTCAGCCCAAGGATTGGAAGCCCAGCATGCCATACGGCCCGATGCCCTCCGAACGCCCGGACCGCAAGGAGGTCGTGATCGCCATCGCCGCCGACAAAATCCGGGCGATCAGCCGCTCATGGGACATCGTCCGCGGCGAGGCCGGCTCGATCGTCAAGCTCGAGCTCTCCCCCCTGGCGCCCGACCGGCAGGAAGGCCGCATGGCGGAATTGCTCCGATGAACGACGACCTCGTTCCCGATCGCTTGCTCGACCAGGAGGACGTGGCGCAAACCCTGGCCGAGCATGACGGCGATGTCACCCAGACGGCGAAAGCCATCGGCGTCGAGCCGGCGCGCTTGAGGCAGTTTGTCCGCGCCTCGCCCTTCTTGAAGGCGGTGATCGACGAGGCGATGGAGCAGGGCGCCGATCGCGCCGTCGAGGTCCTGTTCGAAGGCCTGCGCGACGAGGGCAGTTTCCAGAACCGCTATTACGCCGCCAAGGAGTTCCTGAGATCCGAAAAAGGCCGCCAGCGCGGCTTCGGCCGCGAGGCCTCGGCCACCCTCGAGATCAAGGCCGGCGAGGCCAGGGCCAACGGCGGCGTGATCGAGCTCAAATGGATCGAGCCGCCAAGGGACGAACCTGCGACCAGCGCGAGGGCGAAAATGATCGAGCATGAGAAGGCCGATGGACAGGACTGACCCGCGCCTGACCAAGGACGGTCAGCGCCTGCCCAAAACCGGTTGCCTCAACTGCGGCAAGCCGCTCGACGCCGCTGGCCGCCCCGGGCCCGACGGGGCGCGCCCCGGACCCGGCGACGTCACCGTCTGCCTCGGCTGCGGCCACATCATGATCTACGCCGACGACATGACGATGCGCGAGCCGACGGCTGAGGAAGTGGTCGAGATCGCAGGCGACCCGGAGATCCTCGAGGCGCAACGGTTTGTCGGGGAATATCAGAAAGTGGCCAGGAAAGAGGGCTGGACATGACCGAGGACGTTTTCACCCGGATCATGCGCGAGGAGGGGGTTGATTTTCCCGAAGCGGTGCGGATCGCTGAGCGTTTGGCGGCTCACGCCGATCCCCGGCAGATGAGCCTGCCCGATGTCGTCTCGTTGGACTATGCGAGGGGATATTCTGCCGGACTTGAGGCATCCTACTTCGACGACGGTTTCCCCGAACGTGAATGCGACCATTGCGGCAAACCCTATCGCGGCCCCGCGGTCTATTGCTCGCTCGAATGCGCTTTGGCCGACGCCTAAACGATCCCCCTGATCCGGCGTCGTAAGGGCCCCGAGCCGCGCAGCGCGCTGGCGCTCAGGCCGCTGATCAGGTGCAGCGCGGTCGCCCCGGTGCGAAAGGCGTCCGCGCCATGGCTGTAAATGTCGTGAACCGGCCGCCCCTGGCGGTTGCGCCGATAGCCGCGCAGCATCGATAAGCCCTTGCGGGCCTTGACCGCGTCGAAATAGCTGATCCCCAAGACCCCGCGCGCCGCGGCGATGCCGTCTTCGGGCCCGGCGAAGGGCGCGGTGATGATCGGCTCGTCGAGGAGATCCTCGAGCACCGCCCGCCGGCTCTGCCCGGTGCCGAGTTCGCGCGCCTCGACGTCATGGGGCAGGCAATGGCATTTGTAGACGTAGCCGCCCTTCTTCGCCCGCATCCGGAGCTCGTTGGCGTAGAAATCCAGCCCCTTGCCCGAGTCCTGCAGATAGTCGACCCAGTGCAATTCGCGGCCGCAGACCTGGAAAAACCAGATCGGGGTCAGATCCGAAATGCCCAAGTCCCAGGCGGTGATGACCGGCTGCGAGAGATCGACCGGCACCTTGGTGATCCGGTCCTGCAGGGAAAGATTATTGAGCATCTCGCCGTAATAGGAGCCCTCGACCGGCGCATCGAACGAGCACTCCATTTCTCTGGCGTATTCCTCCGGGCTCATGTCCTGGGTGAGCTCTTTGGCCTCGGCGTAGGAGAGCGCCTCCTCAGCCGTCTCGGATAAGGGAATGATGAACATGTCCCAGCGCGGGTCGCCCTCGACCCGAAGCCTCAGCTGGTTGAAATGATCGTCGCCGTTGGAGGTCCCGGACACGATCGCCCAGCCGCCATAATCGGCCAGGCACGGCCGCACCACCGTCGACAGCACCGCCGAATTGAGAAGCGGGTATTCGTCGAGCACGATGCCGTCGAAATACATCCCCCGCATGCGCTCGTAGGCCGCTGCGCCGCCGTAGAGCTTGATCGTCGCCTTGTTGGGCAGGATGCAGGCGAGCTCGCCCTCGAGATGGCGCACGCCGGGAATGTTCTCGGTATATTGCTTCAAATAGGCCCACACCAGGTCTTTTGCCTGGTCGAATGACGGCCCGACATAACCATAGCGCGGCGCCGGCAGGCTACGCCCGTTGCGCGACGCGGCGCGGATCAATTGGTTGGCCAAAGCCACCGTTTTGCCCGCCCGCCGGTGGGCGCACACGAACATCCAGCGCTTGATCGAGGCGTGCAGCGCCCGGAAATGCTTGCGCGGCAGATAGGGGACCTCGACCGCCCGGATCAGCGCCGCCTGAGCCGCGGCGTCGTCCTCTGCGAACCGAACCTCGCCCCAATCGATCGCCATCATGGCCTTCTTAACGCAAAAAGTTGCCAAACCGGCAGTTTTTCGCATAGGTTGCGTCCCCGAAGGGATGGGCCGATGGCGTTCGCGTTGACCGACGCCGATTTCGAGCGCGCGGCGCAGGCGCTCAATGTCGAGGTCGCGGCGATCAAGGCGGTGGCCGAAGTCGAGTCGGCGGGCAAAGGCTTTCTTCCCGACGGAAGGCCGGAAATCCTCTACGAAGCCCACATTTTTCACAAGGAAACCGGCGGCAGGCATGGCCAGGCCAAGGACCGGCGCGGCGTCGCCCTGTCGAGTCCGAGCTGGAACCGGGCGCTCTACGGCAAAACCGGCTTCAGCCAGCACGATCGCTACGAGGACGCCCGCCAGCTCGACCCGGACGCCGCCAACAAGGCCTGCAGCTGGGGCCCGTTCCAGATCCTCGGCTTAAACCACAAGGCGTGCGGCTTCGATGATTCGCAGAGCTTCGTCGACGCCTTATGGACCGGCGGCGCGGCCGCCAATCTCGACGCCTTCGTCAAGTTCATTGAGGCCAACAAGCTCGATGGCCCTTTGAGAGCCAAGGACTGGAAGGCGTTCGCCCGCGGCTACAACGGCCCCGCCTACGCCGCCAACAAGTACGACCAGAAGATGGCGTCCGCTTATCAACGGTTCGCCAAGGCGGGGGCGTGATCCATGCCCGGCTGGGATGACACGCTGTTCGGCAATCTGCCGCCCGCAAACGACCCCGCCACGCCTGGGCAACCCCCTGGGCAACTGGCGCTCACCCCGCAGAACGGGTGGCCAGCCAACGCCATGCCGGCGCCCAACCAATTCGCCGCCCCGCCCGGAGGCTTCCAGAGCAATCTGTCGCCGGATGATCGGGATGCAGCGATTCGAACGATGTTGGGCGAAGCCTCGGGCCAGCCGCTGCTCGGCCAGGCGGCAGTCGCCCATGTGCTTCGAAATCGAATGCTGTCCGGGCAGTACGGCGATGGCGCCACCCTTAGCAGCGTGGCGCAGCAGCCAACCGCGCCGGGATCGCAATACCACGAATTTAGCGCCTGGAACCCGACCAAAAGCGGCGGCAATTCCGCGCCCCTGACGGCTTCGCCGAACGATCCTCAATATCAACAGATGGGACGCGTCCTCGACGGCGTGTTTAGCGGCGACATTCCCGACCCGACCGGCGGCGCCACCCATTACTACAACCCCAAAACATCAAAGCCGCCTTGGGGCCCTCCATTGGCCCAGGCGAACGACGTGACCATCGGCAGTCACCGATTTGTTGGCGTTGGGGCCGCCGGCCCCGGTTCGCGGCCCCCCGTGCTCGGGCCGCTGGCCAGCGGGGGACCGTTCCAATGACCGCCGAGCAGCGGTTCGCCTCGCGTGCCCCTTCCGATCCTGATTTGGGGCAGCCCTAGCCATGGCCCTGGAGAGGATTTTCGCCAGTTTCAAGGAGGGCGGGGCGCCTGACGCCTACGATCCCGGCGATCCGGCGACTTATGAGCAGTTCATCAACGCCATGATCCGCGACTCGCGCGACTACGAGGGCTCGGTGCTCGCCCCAGCCCGCGACCTGGCGCAGAAATATTATTACGGCTACCTGCCGGCCTTGAACCCCGACGGCTCGCCCTACACCGACACCCAGATCGTCGCCGACCCCAACGACACCTACGAGCAGATCCTCGGCTACGATCAGGAGACGGCGCACAAGTCGACCTATGTCTCGACCGACGTGCGCGACGCCATCCAGCTCATGCTGCCGAGCCTGATCCGGCTGTTCGCGGCGTCGGAAAACGTGGTCGCGCTGACTCCCCGCACCCAGGCCGACGTCGACGCGGCCACCCAGCAGACCAATTACATCAATTACGTCTTTTGGCAGGATAACCCCGGCTTTCTAATCCTGCACGGGGCCTTCAAGGACGCGATGACGGTCAAGACCGGCTTCGTCAAATGGTGGACCGACGACCACAAGGAGACCAAGCGCAAGACCTTCGTCAACTTGAACCAGCAGCAGATCCAATTGCTGCAGAGCCAGGATCAGACCGCCCGGATCATCCACCTCGGCGACCTCGACCCGCTGATGGGGACCTATAACGAGGTCACCTTCTCCTACCTGGTCGATAAGCCCTTGATCAAGGTCATGGGCGTGCCGCCGGAAGAAATGCGGCTCGACCGCTACGCCCGCAGCTTCGCCACTTCGCGCATCGTCGGCCATCAGCGGGTGGTCCCGATCGACGACCTCACCGCCATGGGCTACCCGCGCGAACTCTGCGCGAACTACCTGCAATCGCAGGACATCCAGAACTTCACCATGGAGAGCCAGCTCAGAAATCCCGGGCGCTACAACTCGACCCGGGTCGGCGACGGCGTGCTCTACGGCGAGTGGTACATCAAGGTCGACCGCGACGGCGATGGCGTCGCGGAACTGCGCTACATCTGCACCATGGGCGAGGATAATGCCATCGTCCATGACGACGAGGCCAATCGGGTCAAGTTCGCGGTGTTCGGCTGCGATCCGATCTCCCACACCATCGTCGGCGACTCGATCGCCGACTACACCCAAGACATCCAGCGCATCAAAACCAACATGATGCGCGGGGTGCTCGACAGCCTGGCCGAAAGCATCAATCCGAAGACCGTGGTCAACGAATTGACCACCAATCTCGACGACGCGCTCAACGACGATCTCGGCGCCGTGATCCGCACCCGCGGCGATCCCCGCGCGGCCGTCTCGTTCTCCTCGACCCCGTTCGTCGGCCAGCAGGCGATGCCGGTGATCGAGCTCTTGAACACCATCCTGCAGCGCCGCACCGGCTTGAGCGACGCCGCCAAGGGCCTCGATCCGAAAGCTTTGCAGAGCTCGGCCCCGATCGGCGTCGAGGCGATCATCAACGGGGCCCAGGAGCGGGTCGAGCTGGTCGCCCGGGTGATGGCCGAAACCGGGTTCAAGGACCTGTTCAACGGCCTCTACAATGAGATCGCCGAGGCCCCCAATCAGCGCCGGACGCTACGCATTAACGGCAATTGGACCGACATCGACACCGGGACCTTCGACGCCACCATGGGCGTGGAGGTCAATTCCACCCTCGGCAAGGGCTCCGACGCGGTGCGGATGATGACCCTGCAGCAGATCAAGCAGACCCAGGAAATGATCATGCAGCAGTTCGGGCCGACCAACCCGGTCTGCGGCATCCAGCAGTACCTCAACACCATCACCGACCAATTGACCCTGGCCAACATCAAGAACGTCGGCCGCTATTTCATGACCCCTCCGCCCCAGGTCTTGCAGGCGATCGCCTCGACCCCGAAAGAGCCCGACGCCCAGACCGTCGCCGCCAAGGCGCAGTTCGAGAAGGTCAAGAGCGAAACCTCGCAGGCGATCAGCGAGCAGCAGCTGCAGGCGCAGAAGCAGGCTGAGGACAACGCCTTCCGCCACGAGCAATTGCGGCAGAAGGCGGCTTACGACCTGCAGAAGCTCATGCTCGAGCGCGCCAAGCTGGGGCTCGAGGCGGGCCGTGGCGATGGCCCGGCCTTCGATCCGGTCGAGGCGGCCAAGGTCGGCGTCGACCTCCACAAGCACAGCGTCGACGCCAGCCTGGAGAACCAGAAGCAGCAGCTCGATTTCGCCACCGACGCGGCCAAAATCCAGCAGCAGCGCGAAGCCGCGCAGATGCAGGCGCAAACCGCCCAAGCTGCCGCCAACAATAGCGGGAACGGGTCATGAGCGGCCCCGACCTCAGCCAGGTTCGCGCGCTCAGCCAGGCGGCGCGAGAGATCGATGAGGACGCCGCGCTCAAGGAGGCGGTCGCCCGCCAGCGCCGGCTGTGGTTCGACGAGCTCGTCCGCATGGAGGTCACCCCGGCGCGCCGGGACGAGCTGATCGCGCAGCTCCGGGCGCTCGAGGGAACCCTCGATCAGATCAAGGCGATGCGAAGCGACTACCCCATGGCGCAGAGGAACCAGCGCCATGGCTGAGGGGCTCGATGGGGCCCGCGAGGCCTTCCAGACCGTCATCAGCCCGACCGCGCCCGACCGCGCCGAGCCCGCGCGCGACCAGAGCGGCCGCTTCCAGGCGACCAACCGCGCCCCCGAGAAGATGTTCGAACCGCGCCCCGTCGAAGGGGACCCGTTAACCGGCGACATGCGCGACGGCGGTGAAGACGCGCGTCTCGCCACAATCGAGAGGAGAGTCGCCGATGGCCGGGCTGAGGAAGGGGATGAGGATCGGCTCAGGCGATCCGTATCGGACCGGGCGCGCGCCCGGTCAGCCCGAAGGGATGGCGAAGGACACCAGCCAGCCGCGGATGAGCAAGAGCGGGGCGGTGAGCAAGATGGGCAAGGTCAAGACGCTCAAGGGACAAACCAAGGTCCCGACGGTCAGGGTGAGCAAGGGGACCCCGACGGGAACCCCGAGCAGGACGCCGAAGGCGAAAGCGGGCCGCGGTACGAGGTGACCGTCGACGGCCAGACGATGGAGGTCACGCTCCCGGAGGCCCTCAAGGGTTATATCCGCGAGCAGACCTTCCACCAGCGCATGAACAAGGTTTCGGAAGCGCGCCAGATGGTCGAGCAGGAGGCCACGGCCGTCGGCCAGGCGCGCGACGCCTATATCCAAAGGCTCACCTTTCTCGATCGGCAATTGGCCGAGCTCACCCCGCCCGAACCCAATTGGGACCATGAGTTCCAGGTCAATCCAAACGCCGCCTACGACAAGCAGAAAGCCTATATGGCGATCTACGGCAAGCGCCAGCAGATCGCTAACGAGATGCAGCGCACCCACGAGGAGGGGCGCGCCGAATATGACCGCAACGCCCAGCGCTACGCGGTCGATCAATTCACCCAGTTCGTCCGGGAGGCCAATATCCCGGATGAAAAAACCCTCAACTCCGAAATGGCCGAGATGCGCTCTTATGGCAAATCGGTCGGGTTCAATGAGGGCGAGCTCGCCACCGTGTACGACAAGCGCATGCTGCGCGTCCTACGCGATGCGGCGAAATACAACCGGGCGATGGCGGCACGACCCAAAGCGGTCATCCCCGGCAAAGGCAGGACGTTGACACCCGGGACCGCTACGCCCGTTGGGACTGCGGGACGCCGACACATCGACGAAGCCCAGAAAAACTTGGCGAAAACCGGCCGTCTCGATGACGCGGCCATCGTCTTTCAAAGGCTTATTCGATGAGGCTTTCCCATGTCCATGGTCACCAACGCCTTCACCACCTATCAGGCGACTGCCAATAGAGAAGATCTCAGCAACGCCATCTACAACATCGACCCCTTCGACACCCCGGTGATGTCGGCGATCCGGCGCCGCAACGTCAAAAACCGGATCTTCGACTGGCAAACCGAGTTCCTGCCGATCGTCAACCTCAACAACGCCCAGGTCGAAGGCTTCCAGCTCGCCAACTCGCCCGCCCAGCCGACCATCCGGGTCAACAACGTCACCCAGATCTCGGAACGCGACGCGACCGTGTCTGGCACCCAGGAGGAGAGCGACGCCGCCGGCAAGGGCTCGGAAATGGCGCACCAGATGGCGCTCGCCGCCAAGGTGCTCAAGTCCGACATGGAGTCGATCCTGTGCAGCCGACAAGCCTATAACGTCGGCTCGAGCACCGGCCCGGTCGCCCGCACCACCGAAGCCATCTCGCACTGGCTCGGGCGCGCGGTCTCCAAGACCGGCGCCGTCGCCGCCGCGGTCGCCCCGGAAAGCGTGGTCACCGGGCTGCCGACGCTGCCGACCAGCGTCTTCCCGGCCCCCGCAACCCCGATCCAGGTTACCGAGGACATGCTCGGCTCGGCGATGCAGCAGGCCTACATCAACGGCGGCTCGCCAAGCTTGTGGATCGTGCCGCCGGGACCGAAGCGCACCATCTCGACCTTCGTCGGCCGCTCGACCACCCAGGTCCTGGTCGGCAAGACCGAGGTGGTTTCGACCATCGACGTCATAGCGACCGATTTTGGTAGAATTAAAGTCGCGCCATCGCGCTGGGTGCCGAGCGACGTCGGCCTCCTGCTCGACCCGGACTATGCCGCGGTCGCGTTCTTTCGCGCCTTCCGTCAGTATTTGATGGCGAGAACGGGAGATGCCGAGACACGCATGATCGTGGTCGAGTGGGGCCTGGAGATGCGCAACCCGCTCGCGCACATGATGTTCAACGGCATCAGTCAGTAAACGGCGATGGCTGCGACCCCGATCTGGATTGCCGGCTATGGGGGGACGCCCCGCGGCGGCGCCACTGCGGTCTGGGTCGCCGCCTATGGCGGGCCGCCAGCTGCTTCCATCGTCGCCACTGAGGCTCGGATTGTCGGGTCTGGCCGCTCGCCGCCCGCCGGACCGACCCTGGTCTGGATCGCGTCCTATGGCCGGGCTCCCCCGGTTGCAGCCACCCCGGTCTGGATCTCCGGCGTCGGGGGTCCGCCATGAGCGAGCACAAGCTTATCTACAAGAACGCAGATGGCGTCAGGCGGACGCTGATCACCGACGATGACGCGCCCAATCGCATCGTCGTCCACACCGAGCAGGAGCTGCGCGAGATCCTGCCGGGAATCGAGCGCGACCGCGAAAACCATCGCGAGCGCTCGATCAACAAGCTGCTCGCCCGCATACCCGTGACCATTTACGAGCGCGCGGTGATTGAAGGCTGGGACGAAGCGGACTGGAAGAAGTGGCTCAATTCTTCGGAGGCCGCGCCGTTCCGCATCTGGCGGGGGACGGTTTGAGAATGGACGACACCGCGCTCAAGCCTTTGCCCTACGGACCCGGCTCGATCGCCGGCTTGATCCTGATCGTCGGCTTCGTGCTCGCAGTGGCCTGGCAGGCGTGGCAACAGGGAACCGCGTTCGAGGTCCCGACCCGCGATTTTCTCGCCTTCGTCATCATCATCTCGTTCGTGCTGGTGATCGCCTACATGTTCGTCGGCAAGACCAGCGAGGCCGCCGACATCCTGATCGGGGCCCTGGTCGCCGCCTTCTCCGCCATCGTCGCCATGTATTTCAGCCGCGGTGGCAAGGGGGGCGGCGAATGAGCAACGGTGCGACCGGCCCCGGCGCAGACTACCTCAACCTGCAGGCGCAAATCGCCGACTGGGCCAATCGCCAGGATTGGTCGCCGCAACTGATCGCCTCGTTCATTGCCATGGCCGAGCAGAAGTTCAACGCCGAGCTTCGCGTCGACCGGATGATCGCGTTCTACGAGGCGCTGATCATCAGCCGCTGCGCGCCGCTGCCCGACGACTGGCTGGAAATGGACCTGATCAAGATTCAGAACCAGAACGGGGCCGACGGCTTCCTGCCGATCCGCTACAAGAGCCGCGACGAGTTCTTCAATGTCAGGGATAGCTGGACTTACGGCTATTACACCATCGAAGGCCGCCAGATCTATTTCGGCGGCTCGCCCGACGACGTCGAGGGCACCATCACCAAGCTTGCCTATTACGCCGAAGTGCCGGTGATGGCGGTCGCAGGGACGTCCTGGATTTATCAGAAATACCCAAATCTGTATGTCTTCGCGTCGCTGATGCACTCCGATTTGCGCGCCACCGGCGAGGAGCAAGGGGCGGCCAATTACAAGCAGCTGGCCGAAGACACGATCCAAAAACTGAACGCCGTGCACATGCGCGCCAAGGCGAGCGGCTCGCGGGTGACGCGCTCTCGAGTCAGGAGCTTTGGCTGATGAGCGGACTTTCTCCCCAGGGCGAGGCGGCCGTCCTCGCCTCCATCCTCACCACCGCCTATGTCTCGATCCACACCGCCGACCCGGGAACGACCGGCGCGAACGAGATCACCACCGCCATCGATCCCGCTTATGCGCGACAAGGCCCGGCGCCGTTCACCAATTCGGGCTCGAAACCGACCACCGCGGCGAACTCGGCGATCGTCTCCTTTCCGACCGCGACCGCGAACTGGGGCGCAGCGGCGTTCTTCGGCGTCTGGGCGGCGGCGACCGGCGGCCAGTTCCAGGGTTCTGGCGCGATCCCCGCGCCGCCCACGGTCGCCCAAGGCGACCAGGTGCGGTTCCTGACCGGGGCGCTCACCGTGACGGCGCTTTGAAATGGCGGGCGGCGTCTATGGCGTCGATCCTTACGGCCAGAACCTCTACGGCCTGGGGCAGGTTTATGATTGCGCCGGCACGATCGCCATCAATTTCAGCTTCGCCGGCTCGCTCGCCGTTCCGATCAATGTCAGCGGGAACATGGCGATCACCACCGGCCTCGCGGCCAGGAACGCCAACCGGGTGTTCGGGGTCACCGGCGCGCTGCCGATCACGGTCAGCCCCGGGCCCTCGCAGCTCAGCTCGATCTACGCTCTTTCCGGAAACTTGCCCGTCAATCTCAGCCTGGCGGCGCTCGAACCCACAGTCGGCCCCTTGTGGCAATTGGACGAGGCTTGTCCGCTCGACGCGGCCTGGGCCCCGTCAGAGCTCTGCGAGGGCTAAGCGATGAGCGACACCACAACCGCGAACTACGGCTGGACCAAGCCCGCGGTGGGCGGCTCCGACAACACCTGGGGGACGAAGACCAACACCAACTGGGATGGCGTCGACGCGACCGTGTTCGGCGTCTCCCAGACGGTGAATCAGAAGCTCAATCTCAGCGGCGGCACGTTGACCGGGGCGTTGGTTCTTTCCGGCAACGCCTCGGCCGCTTTAAATCCAGTGCCGCTACAGCAGATGAATGCTGCGCTGCCGGTAGCCTCATCGACCACGCCCATCATGGACGGGACGGCGGCGGTCGGAACGGGAACGACCTGGGCCAGAGCCGACCACGTCCATCCGACCGATACGGCGCTGTGGGCCAACATCCGCTACCGCAACCGGGTCATCAACGGCGACATGTCGGTCGATCAGCGCAACGGGGGCGCTGGGACATCCCCGGCATCACCGGGAGCTTATATCATCGACCGCTGGAAGTTCTTCACCAACATTACGCCTGCTAAAGGCGGCCTCAGCCAAACCGTCAACTCACCGGCATTCTATCCCTACCCATCGTTCCTTTATTGGGCGACGGCGAGTACGTCCTACACGGTGGCGGCGGCGGATTACTTTTTTCTCGCCCAGACTATCGAGTGGGCGAATTTCAGCGACGCCATGTGGGGAACGGCGAGCGCACAGCCGGTGACGCTGGAGTTCTGGGCGGCTTCGTCCGTCGCCGGGACGTTCGGCGGCTGCGTGCGCAACGCTGCTTTCAACCGATCTTACGTTTTCACGTACACTTTGGCGGCGAACACATGGACCAAGGTCAGGATCAATCTTCCTGGCGACACTGCTGGGACGTGGGCGGTGACGCCGGGAAGCGCCGCTGCGCTGCAATTGGTGTTCACTATCGCGTCGGGCGCTTCCAGTGCGGCACCGGCTGGTTCATGGGGGACGAGCGGCATCACGGCTCCCGGCACGGTCAATCTGACCGCGACAGCCAACGCGACACTCTACATTACTGGCGTAGGGCTGATGGTGGGCTCGGCGGCGAGCAACGCCGAGCCCGAGTTCCGCAAGTTCTCCGACAATCTGATCGACTGCCAGCGGTATTATGAGAAAGGCTATAGTTATTCCGTCGTGCCAGGAGCAACTGGCCAAAGCCCATCGATTTTCGCTTATATGGTTAGTGGATCAGCCGTGCAGTATACTGCTGGTGGTCAAGTTGCGTTTAAAGTTATTAAGCGCGGTTCGCCGACTGTGACAATGTATTCTTACGCTACAGGCGCAGCAGGAAAAATTAACGATGCTATGAATGGTGTTGATGTGACGGCGAATAGCAACGGCGTTAATGATCAATCATTTGGTTGGTCTGCGGCTAACGCTAATGCTATACAAGGGGGCTATAATTTCCAAGGTCAATGGACGGCGGACGCGGACTTCTGACCATGCAGCTTGTCTACTCAAATCCCGAAGAAACCATGATCACGGTGACGCTCGACGAGGGCGAGAGCCTCGGCGACCTCATCGGGCCGACCGTCGCCCATGTCCCGACCGATCCGCTCAACCGGCATTACGAGGAGATCGTCGAGGGGAACTACACCATCCAGGCCTATGTCGGGCCGCCGGTCACGCTGCCGTCCGGGGAGGCGCAGCCCTGATCGTCATCGAAAGCGGTTAAGCCACGCCCCGCCGAGCGTTTTCGGCGACAACAGGAGAGCGAAATGCCAAGAGTTACAGGTTATCTGAGGGTCCTCAAGCGCGGCGGCCACCCCGACCAGGGGCTCCCTCCTGGAGAAGGTCCGGTCGATCCCGATTACGGCATCCCCGAAGGCGAACTGCCGGACGTCGATCCGCCCGATCCGCCTCCGGGCATCTGGCCGCCGCTCACCCCCGAGCATCCCTGGCTGCCGTTGTT